TGATGGGAGCGAGTGGGAGCGCCAGTGTGGCGCCCTTTCGGAGAGGTGGGGCTGAGGTTGTTGCCCTGCACGCCCAGTTGAGGGGCACTCTCCAGGCTTGGGAGATCAGTTTGTTGGAGACACTGATAAATCCCATGTCATCATATCCTTTGCCCGGCATTACGTCCACCGGGCATTGGGGATACAACCCGGCCACGTACAACAATGGTGTCCCACCCACAACGTTCGACCAGCCGATCTATTACCCGCAGTTCATGGCAGATTGTGTTCTGCCTGATCAGTCTGCGTTAACACAAGATACGCCTGCGACGAATCTTCCTGCGATGCAGATGGACACCTATGCCGGCTCACGCTATGACCAGCGTGAGGGTCTTGTGCGTGGCACGTTCTCGGTCGAACAATCCGGCACTTATTTGATCTGGTTCGACCCAGCTGACGTAGCTGACCCTGTTGTGGTCAGGGCCTTGTCAGATACGGAGACATGGTGGACTGAAACCACGAATACCGCAAACATATTCGCTGGCGCGCAGAGCACTCTGCCTTTCCAGTGGGACCGAGATCCCTACAGGAACTACACTAACAATTGGCGTGCTCTGCCCGACTACGGCAACGTATCAACCAATCAGTTCACCTACATCGGTGGTGCAGTTCTTCATTTAGCCGTTCAGGCCAAAACGGCTTATTCTGACGTGGCCATCAAAGCGCGCAACATCTCCAACTACGACCGCCGCTTTTTCGACGCCCCCACGAAAACTGGGGAGTACGGTGACCCATCCCAGCCTGAAAAGGCCAATGAGGCGGCAGCCCTCTACAATGGGTCCACTTGGCAGCCGGTCTTTGCTGTCACTCAAGACGAGAAGGCTCCTCTCGCCAACCGCATGTGGTATGTTATCCAGCGTGGCTTGCCCATGCTGGAAGTTCATGTTGTTAATGCCACAACCGGCGGAGCCCCCGTCAATTTCAACTTCGAAGCCCGCACCTGGCTCGGGGTTACGTACACGTCATTGAAAGACGCCGCCACAACTTCCTACCACACAGTCCCAGCTGAGATTCCTCCTTGGTTTTCAGCTTGTAAAACACGTGGCGCTGTCACCATGAAGCGGAGTGAGCTTGGCGAGGCTCTAATCACCAACACGGTGAACTCCATGGTGCGCACTCCCGCCCCACCGCTTGTACGCGCGGTGGTTGACAAGATCGCGCCTGCAAAGGCCGGGCCGAACTTCTTCCAGAAGATGTTGGGTGGGATCGCTGACGTGATTGGGGTGGACAAGTCCAACCCGATCCCCAGCATCGCCAGTCTTGTTACTGGCAAGATCCTCCCAGCTATCGCTGGGCTTTTCTAGCGTGATGCTTGTCGCGAAAACTCATCCGAGGTAGTGCGGCGGATGAGTATTACCCTAAGCGCAAAGGGTATAGCACCCTGCCCCCAGTGTGTGAGTTGGTGCCAACGATGCTTCAATGTTCTGGTTTGCTCAACACTGCAGAGGTGACACGGTGGAGGACCCTTGGACTGCGTGTCCTGCGCTCAATGGGGAGCATAGGCAGGTGTGCCGTAAGCGGAGCCTTGTGACGTGGGATAAGTACAGGAGTAAATGGTTCGCCCAGCTAACTCCCGCTCATTTTGGCTGCTGGCTGATGGGATACACCTGCTGCGCCTCACCCGCCCCTTAGGCAAGGGCATTTCTTCTGCGCGGCGGCGCGTGCTGGTCCCCAGCAAGTTAGAGAGTCAGTCCGGGCCGTCTGTCGGTCAAGGGCTCTCTGGATCCACTTGGCATTGGAGCACCGCTCCATCCCGAACGATCTTGGGTCAAGTCCTGCG